AAACAGTCGCCGCCGATAGCCTGATCCCCTATGTCCGCAACCCGCGCAAGAACAGCGCGGCAGTGGATAAGGTTGCCGCAAGCATCAAGGAGTATGGGTGGCAACAACCCATCGTCGTGGACAAAGAGAACGTGATCATTGCAGGGCATACCAGGATGTTAGCCGCGCAAAAGTTGGGCATGGACGAGGTGCCGGTACACGTTGCCGATCTTACTGATGCCCAGGCCAAAGCGTACCGCTTGGCTGATAACCGCATTGCAGAGGATGCGGATTGGGATATTGATCTGCTAGGGTTGGAGATACGCGAGTTGGACGATCTTGGGTTTGAGTTAGACCTCACTGGGTTTGATAACACCGAACTGGCGAACCTACTGATTGACCCCGACCTGGGGGAGACAGACGAGGATGCTGTACCGGAGCCGCCAGAGGAGCCGATAAGCAAACCGGGCGACCTTTGGATATTGGGCGAACACCGGTTGCTGTGCGGGGATAGCACGAACCTTGAGGACGTTGAGCGTCTGATGGATGGACAGCACGCCGATATGGTGTTCACCGATCCACCGTCGAACGTGAACTATGGAACGAATCTGAACGGCGGGAAGTACAAAGATAGAACAATCCTTAATGACCACATGAAGGAAGATGAGTGGGCCACGTTTGTCTCCGACGTTTGTGGGTGTCTCAACGTGGCATCGAAACCCGGTGCAATCGTCTATCTGGTTATGAGCGCACAGGAATGGCCGCAGATAGACAAAGGTCTGAGAGATGCGGACTTCCATTGGTCGTCCACAATCATCTGGGCGAAAGACAGGTTGGTCTTATCCCGCAAGGATTATCACACTCAGTACGAACCGATTTGGTATGGATGGAAGAACGGCAGTGCGCGTTTAGTTGTGGTCGCAGACCGGAAGCAATCTGATCTGTGGGAAATCGAAAGACCAAGGGTTTCGGAACTTCACCCGACAACCAAACCAATCGAGTTAGTAGAGCGTGCTATCAACAACAGCAGCAAAGGCGGCGACCTCGTGCTTGACCTCTTTGGCGGGAGCGGTAGCACGCTGATCGCTTGCCAGAAGAACGGACGCAAGGCGCGGTTGATGGAGTTAGACCCGAAATACTGCGACGTTATTGTGAAGCGGTGGGAGCAGTACACAAGCGAACAGGCAACGTTACGACAGCGGGAGGCCGCTTAATATTGCGCTATGAATGAACCTAAAAAGAAGGTCGGCAGACCGCAGGCCGAGATTGATCTGGAACAGGTCGAGAGGCTTGCCGCTATCGACTGCACGGAGCCGGAGATTGCCGCTGTGCTTGGTATTGATTATGCAACCTGGAAGCGACACAAGAAACGCAACCCGGACATAGTGGAAACCGTAGAGCGCGGCAAAGAGAACGGCAAAGCATCGTTGCGCCGGTTGCAGTGGAAAACAGCAAGTGAGGGCAACCCAACGATGCAGATATGGTTGGGCAAGCAACGCCTTGGTCAACAGGACAAGAAGCACATCGAGCAACAACAACTGGAGCCACTGGTAATTGTCACGGATCGAACTGACGAGAGCGCAGACGAGGGTATTCGAAAGCAAGCAGAGGTTTCGGGTGCTGGTAGCGGGGAGGAGGTTCGGAAAGACCTACCTCGCACTCACTGAACTGCTCCATGCCTCAATCGCTAAACCCGGCTCAATCAATTGGTACGTTGCGCCGACTTACCGGCAGGCCAAGCAGATCGCCTGGAAAAGCCTTAAACAAATGATACCGCCGTCACAGATTGCCGCGACTAACGAAACGGACTTGAGCGTGGAGTTGCACAATGGAACCACCGCAGCACTTAGGGGTGCTGACAATTACGATGCTCTGCGTGGTGTCGGCCTTGACTTTGTGGTTATGGACGAGTTTGCCGATATGCACGCCGGTGCGTGGTTTGAAGTCCTACGACCAATGCTTGCAGACAAACAAGGTCGCGCACTCTGGATTGGTACACCGAAGGGGTACAACCACTTCCATGACCTATATCGCTATGCCCAGGACACACCCGAATGGGGCGCGTGGCAGTTCACGACAGCGGACGGAGCGCGGGTTGCGGATGATGAGATAGCCGCAGCGCAGCGCGACATGGGGGAGCGGGAGTTTCGCCAGGAGTTTATGGCAACGTTTGAAGCCCTGGCAGGCCGGGTTTACAGCAACTTTGACCGCGACGAGAACGTGCAAGGGGTGATGGACAATGGCGGCACACTGTATATCGGCATGGACTTCAACGTTGACCCGATGACTGCTGTGATTGCCGTCAAAGCCGCAGACCAATTGCACATCCTTGACGAGATCGAGTTGGGCGATAGCAATACTGAACTGATGGCAGGCGAACTGAAACGCCGCTTTAAGAGCCGCAGCGTGGTGGTCTACCCCGACCCATCAGGCCGCGCACGCAAGACGAGTGCACCTGTTGGACGCACTGACTTTGCGATATTATCCAACGCCGGGTTTGATGTGCGCGCACCACGGCACGCCGCCCCGGTTGTGGACCGCATCAACACGGTACAAGCCGCACTAAAAACCGCAGACGGTAAACGTAGACTTTATCTAGACCCGCGCTGCAAGAAACTAATACGCGCCCTTGATGGGCTTACCTATGTCAACAACCAACCGGATAAGTCCGGGGGGCTTGACCATATCACTGACGCACTTGGATACCTAATCATGGGCGAATTGCCTTTGCGCAGACACATTGAACCACGACAACCTATACGGTGGAGTTAAATGGCTAACGAGAATATAACTCAGACCGGTGCAACTTATGACGCTTACGCAACACGATGGGAGTTCCTGTTGCGTTCTTACCTGGGCGGCGATGATTGGCGGAACGGTCAATACTTGACCAAGTACAAATTGGAAAGCGAACAGGACTTTAAGGAGCGACTGAACCAAACCCCACTGGATAACCAGTGCAAGAACGTGGTTCATATCTACTCATCATTTATCTGGCGTGATCGCCCGACCCGCGAGTTTGGTGGGATCAAAAACGACCCGGCGTTGGAACCGTTCTTGAATGATGCCGATCACGATGGCAGATCGTTCAACACGGTCATGCGCGAGGCAACTATCTGGTCATCGGTTTATGGTCACTGCTGGTTGTTGCTCGACAAGCCAAGCATTGAGGCCGCAACCCGCGCCGAAGAACTGGCCGCAGACATTCGACCCTACCTTACGCTGATCACACCCGAGAACGTCTTTGATTGGCGTTATGAGCGTGTGCCGTCCGGCGCATACCGTTTGAGTTATCTGAAGGTACGCGAGATGGGTGACAAACGCCGGTTCCGCATCTGGACTCCCGAGAGCATTGAACTATGGGAAGCCGAAAGCGAGAAAGACCCGCTACTGGTTGAGCGTATGGATAACCCACTTGGGGCGATCCCTGCCGTGTGCGTATATGCGCAACGCTCATCTATTCGCGGCGTTGGGGTGTCGGACGTTGCTGATGTGGCTGACATACAGCGTGCGGTTTACAACGAGTTGTCAGAGATCGAGCAGTTGATCCGCATCGCCAACCATCCCTCGCTTGCCAAGACCGACAGCACGGAAGCAAGCGCAGGCGCAGGCAGTGTGATCCAGATGCCTGATGACCTTGACCCCGGCCTGACACCGTTCTTATTGCAACCCAACAGCGGCAACCTCGACGGCATCCGCGCAAGCATCGAGGACAAGATCAAAGCAGTGGATCGGGTCACGCACCTGGGCGCGGTGAGGGCAACGGAGAAGCAAGCCAAAAGCGGCATCGCCTTGCAAACCGAGTTCCAGATGCTCAACAGCAAACTGAGCGAAAAGGCTGATCTATTGGAACTGGCCGAGGAACAACTGTGGACACTGTGGTGTGCTTGGCAGGGCAGGGAGTGGGATGGGGTTATTGACTACGCCGACTCGTTTGATCTACGCGATTATCAGTCCGACCTTGAGTTCTTGCAGATGGCAAGGGCAAGCGGCCTGCAAAGCGGCACGTTCCAACGAGCGATAGATCGTCAGATCGCCGCCCTGGTGGTGGATGATGATGAACTGGCCCAGGCTTACGATGAGATAGCACAGCAACGCATAGTCGGTCAGTTCACCACGGAGTTGCCGGTTGCCTAGCCCCGCAGAGATTCGCCGCCTGCAAAGGGCGCATGAGCGGCTAATCGAAAGGCTTGATGCTGAACATGGGCGCAGGCTTGAGGGGGTGTTGGAAACCCTTGAGCATGAGATAGAGAAACTGGTAACGGCGGGTAAGATTACCCCAGCCCAGGCAATCGAAAAGCGGGTAACTATTGAGGCCGCAATCCGTGGAACGTTCCTTACCTGGGCGCACGATAGCGTTTCAGAGTACGACAACGTGGCAGGGGGGGTTGTTGCCATGATGCAGAAACTTGGCTCGATTGAGGGTTGGGTTGCTGCTGATGCCGCCACCGTCAATCAGTTAAAGCGCATCGCCTTTGCAGGCTACGAGGACATTGCCGCAAGGTTTGTGGATACCCTGGCGACCGGTCTTTACCAGAACACGTTGGCAGGGCGACCCGCTACCGATACGGTGCGCGAGATGCGTCAAGCAATCAATGGCGTGTTCGCCAAGAGCGACGATGCTGCTGCGATGGAACTGGTGGAGTTTGTCAAACAGTACCAAGATGACCCGAGCCGCGCCAACGAGGTGGCAGAGGCAGTGGAGCAGTTGCATACCATCCATGCGCGTGACCGGGTGGGCAATAACCTACGCCGCTATGCGTACCAACAGGTTCACGATGCGCTGATGCAGTTCAATGGCTCGTTCACCCAGGCCAAGGCGCAAGAGGCAGGGCTGACCCATTATGAGTATTACGGTTCTTTAGTGCGTGACTCGCGCCCCTGGTGCGTATCCCACGCAGGCAGGGTTATGAGCCAAGATGAAATCAGAAAGGCATGGGCTAACAGCAGTTGGCAAGGTAAATCATCTGGCGATCCTTTTGTGGTTCGCGGTGGCTATAACTGCCGCCATCACTTTATGCCAGTCGATCCAGACTGGTACGGTGACGCGGCGCAACCCGGTGGCTAAATATGGTAGACGAATCAACAGACACAAACGACACGCAGACCGAACCAAGTACAACCGAAAGCAAAAGCATCGAACCCGCTAAGGTATTTACCCAGGATGAGGTGGATGCAGTTGTCAAGAAGCGTCTGGAAAAGCGTAATCGAGAAGTTGAGCGCAAGTTTGATGGTGTAGACCCGGAGGAATATCGCGCAATGAAAGCCGCGCAAGATGCCGAAGAAATGGAACGGCAAAAGGAGCGTGGCGACTTTGAGAATGTGATGAAACAGACTGTCGAGAAGTGGGAAGTCAAAACTAATGCCCTTCAGGACGAACTGCGCCGGGTTAAGGTAGATGGCGCGCTGTTATCTGCCGCAAACCGGGGCAAGGCGATCAACGCCGAACAGGTGGCGAACCTGTTGCGATCCAACGTGCGCATGACAGAGGATGGGTCGGTTGAGGTTGTCGATAACGGTGGAACCGCCCGGTATGACGATCACGGCACACCACTGACCCCGGATGCCTTGGTAGACGAGTTTTTGTCAGGAAATCCGCACTTTGTTGCCGCAAACCCCGGTGGCACTGGTTCGCAATCGTCTGTCGGTGGCGGGTTGAGCAAGGAGAAGGATATTATGGAAATGAGCCATGAGGAATTCGGGGAATATCGAAAGACGGCGTACAAAAAGCCAGGGTATATCAAGATGGCTTGACATGGCCCTGAGAGGGCGTACAATCGCCACTACTGGGTTTTTATACAGTACCCCTAGACCGGGCTAGGTAAACCTCTCGGGGTCGTCAGACCGCGCTGACGTTAATCAACCGGGGTGGTTGGCACCGTGGCCGACCTTTGCAAACACGGGTCTTTTAACCGTTATTGCATTGGAGGCCGTTAATGGCAAGCACCACCACAACCACTCTCGACGATCTGTTTACCAGTATCGTTCGTGAAGCAATTTTCACCGCTCAAGAATCATCGCTTGTGCGTAATCTCGTCACCACCTACGACATTTCCGGTGATGACGGCAAAGCAATCCAAGTGCCCATCTATCCCGAAGTGTCTGCCGCCGCGCTGACAGAGGGATCGGATATGTCCTCGACTGCCGTTTCAACGTCGAGCGTCACCATCACTGCCGCTGAGGTTGGTGTGCAGGCTGTTCTCGCTGATCTCGCCGCTAAATCTTCTGCTCGTAATATCGCCGCTGATCTTGGTAGGGTCTTGGGCGAGGCAGTTGCCAAAAAGATGGACGAAGATTTGATCGCCCTGTTCGATGGTTTCTCAACTTCCTTGGGCGCGACTACCACCGAACTGACTGCCGCACATTTCTTCAATGCCGCCGCGCAGTTGGACAACGCGAACGCACCTGGCAAGAAATTCGCTGTTCTGCATCCGTATCAGGTTTACAACATGAAAGCGAGCCTGACCAATACCTTTGCGAACCCGAACGGTGGCGACCTACAGAACGAAGCCATGCGTAACGGCTACGTTGGAACCCTTGCAGGGATCGACATTTTTGAATCAGCCAACATTACTGTTGATGGTTCTGGCGATTCCAAGGGCGCAGTGTTCGTGCCTCAAGCGATTGGCCTTGCCGTCAAGTGGGATGTCAATATTGAGCCGCAGAGGGATGCGTCGATTCGTGGTTGGGAACTCAACGCCACTGCCTGTTATGGAGTGAGCGAGTTGAAGGACGCCTACGGAATCGAAATGTACTTCGACGCCGGTCTCTAATAATTCCTGACAAGGGGGGTGCGGGTAATACCGTGCCCCTCACCCTTGGGGGTTAAAGCATGGCGATGAGTGCTGACAGTGATCTGACGGCGTTACAGCCGGACATACTCACTTACGGTATTAGCGCGTTCACTACAGAACACGCAAAGGCTCAGGCTGACATTCAGCGTGAACTGCGTATCTACTGGTGGCCATTTAAGAACATCAGCGGCGAGATGAACACCACGCTGTTGACTGAATCTCAGTTTACCCGGTGCGCCGCTTACCGCGTCCTCGGTTGGTACGCACTGCCGCAACTCACCAAGTGGGAAGCGTCAGGCAATGAGGACAGGTATCAGCAGATGATGAAGTTCTACCGGGATGCGTACTCGGAAGAACTGGATCGCATCATCAAGGACGGCGTGGAGTATGACGCGGACGAAGATGGAACCGTGTCGTATAGCGAAAAGACCTCCTTGCATTTTGGGCGACAGGTGAGATGAAGGTAAACGTTACGCTCGACGATAAGAAAGTCCAGGCAATGCTTAAGGCTTTCCCGAAGCGTATCGAGAAGTCATCACGCAAAGCCTTAGCCAAGGCATCGGCGTTTGTGGAGTTCGTTGTTAAAAAACGAACGGCAAGAGGGCAGGGGTTTGATGGCGCGTTCCCTGGTTATGCTGCATCCACCAAGCGATCAAGGGGTAAGCGGGGGCGAAGCACTGGCAGGGTTGATCTGATGGATACCGGCCAGATGCTTTCATCAATGTTGTGGAAGGTTAAAAGCCCATCCCTCGGTTTAGTGTTCTTTTCAAACACTCTGGCCGCACGAAAAGCAATGTGGCACCACACCGGCGCAGGGCATCTGCCAGTACGCAAGTGGTTCGACGTAAACAGTCGTGAGGAGGTATTGGTTGGTAATCAGTTCCGCAACGAATTCATCAAGCAGATGGCTAGGGCATGAGCAAGCGTGAAAGCATCGCAAGCAACATTATCACTGTTCTGGATGCGATGTCATCGCCCGAACTTGCAAAGATTACACGCGATCCGTTCCAGGTCGACGATTTGTCAGACCAACAGTACCCGGCGGCGTGGATCGCAAGCAGCGAGGAAGTGCGCGCCGATACAACAATGGGCAGCACTACACGCGAAGGAACGATTGATTATGTCATCGTGGGTTACGTCAAAGGGTCAAGCATCGACACTTCTAGAAATGAACTTATCGAGGGAATCGAGGAAGCATTGGACGCTGACAGGACACGCGGTGGCTACGCTCTCAACACTGAAACTGTACTTATCGAAAGTGACGAGGGCGTTCTTTTTCCAATCGGAGCCGTGCGGGTCACTGTGCGAGTGACTTACGACTTCACGCAAGGAGCAACGTAATGAAACCAATACAGATGGAGTGCAAGGGGTCAATCGTCACGATTGTGTACCCCGAAAGAGTCAAAGAGTTGGAGGCTCGCGGCTGGACTGTCGTGGGTGCCAAAAAAGTGGTAGAGGCAAAGCCGAAGCCAATCGTAAACAAGCCTAGCGACGAGGAAAAATAGTTATGGCGAATCATCACGGAAAGGACGGCACTGTCAAGATTGGAGCGAACACTGTTGCCGAGATTAAATCATTCAGCCTGGACCAGACCTCAGATACGGTTGAGGACACTGCGATGGGCGACAGCATGAAGTCCTACAAAGTCGGCCAAGGCGATGCCTCTGGATCAATCACTTGTCATTTTGACGAATCCGACACAAGCGGACAGGGCGCAATGACGAATGGCGCGAGCGTGTCACTTGCCTTATATCCTGAGGGTGCGGATTCTGGCGACACCTATTACACGATGACTGCGCTTATCACGAGCGTGGGCATAAGTGTTGATATGGGTGGAATTGTGGAACGCTCGTTCGGGTTCCAAGTGACCGCAGGGGTGACCGAAACCACCGTCTAACAGGGGATAACAAATGTCAAATGGTGCTCAAGTTCTTGTCAACATCGAAAAGCATTGGCGATCTCAACTGGACAAGCAGATGGGGGAAGTGGTGGTGCCCGAATGGGATGTCACCATTTTCTTCAAGCCAATGAATCTGTCGCAACAAAACCGAATCTTCAAGTACGCGAATGAAGGATCGCTCGAATCACTGGTTGAAACGCTACTGATTCGTGCGCTTGATGCTGACGGAAAAAAGTTGTTTTCCAATTCCAATAAAAAGTTCTTTATGGAGAAGGCAAGCCCCTCATTAATTGCTGATGTGGTTTCCGCAATGAATGATGCTCCTGATACAACGATTGAGGATGCAAGAAAAAACTCCGAACCGGCGACCAAGAAATCCACCTGATATTTCGGGTTGCCGAACACCTTGGAATGACTGTCGGTGAGGTGTTTGAAAAGATGACTACGACCGAACTGACCTACTGGGCGGCGTGGTTTGAATACTGCGTCCAACAGCAAGAGATGAAACGCTAATGGCTACCGCTGACGCAACAATTAAAATTGTCGCAGAAGATAAAACCAAAAAAGCGTTTAAGTCGGTCAATGGGAATCTCAATAAAACGTCTGATGCTCTAAAGGGGCTCGCCAAAAGATTCATCTTTGCGGCGGGAGCGGCAGGGGTCGGTGGCTTCATTAAGTCCACCATTCACGCCGCTGACAAACTTGACAAACTCTCCACTCGTCTTGGTGTTAGCACTAAGGCATTATCCGAATACAGGCACGTTGCAGAAATTGGTGGCGTTACATTTGAAACGCTAACAATGGCTTGGCAACGCATGACTCGGCGCATTGCAGAGGCGGCTATAGGAATGGGCGAGGCCAAGGATGCGTTAAAGGAATTGGGTCTCAATGCCAAGGATTTGAACGAACTGCCTCTTGATGAGAAGTTCGAAATCGTTGCTGAGGCTCTTGCCGGTCTTGGCAGTGAGTCGGATCGTGTTCGCCTGGCAATGAAATTGTTTGACTCGGAAGGTGTTTCGCTGATTCAAACAATGGAAGGTGGCGCAGAAGGTATCAGGAAGGTTAGACAGCAGGCGCGTGATCTTGGTTTAACACTGGATAAAACCACTACCAAAGCGGCCGCGAAACTTGTAGACGAAATGGTTGGGGTAAAAGCGGCGTTGCAGGGAATTGCGAATAGCGCATTACCCGCTATCTTACCCCTGTTGACCAACTTTGCTGTCGTATTACAAGGTGGCATTAATGCTCTGAAAGATTGGGGGAAGGAACTTAAATTCCTCGCACTGGTGTTTGTCGAGTTATTCGTAATCAAAAAGATTACTCCCCTAATTCTCGCAATGAGTGGGGCAATGAAGGTTGCCACATTCTCGGCGCGAGCATTAGGGGTTTCGATGTTAGCCGCGTTCGGTGGTATCCCCGGTCTGATTGCAATCTCTGTCACCGGAATAATGATGTACTCGGATGAGGTTGCATGGGCGATCAATAAGTTGGGCCAACTGACCGGCGTTAGCAACGATCTAATGCAAGATATGAAGAACCTTCCATTAACGCTTGCCGGGTTAATGGTTGCATTTATGTCCACTCTTGAAAAAGCGTGGAACCGAGTCACGTTCGGCTTTGATATTGCTGTCCTAAAAATGAAAAAGATATGGACAGGGTTCCAGATGTGGATTGTCAGGCAAGCCCACAAAATGATGATGGACATTGCTATCACACTAGCGGATGCAGGGTTAGATGAAGCGGCGGCGAAAGTGATGGATGCGGTTGGCAAATTAACCGGAACGTTCAATGGACTAAAAGATGGTCAAGCGCACACAAGACGAGAAATACAAAAGACAACAAGCACGTTAGAAAAAGCCAACGCCAGAGTTGATGCCCTGGCACTTGAAACAATCAAACTGATTGAGGCAGACAAAGACCTTACAAAAGCATCCAAAGATGTTGAGAAAATAATCGTAGAAGAAACCGGGGCAGTAAAAAAGTTGACAAAAGCGATTGGCGAATGCACGAAGGAATACAAATTCCTTTGGAACGGTGTTTTCGATCTCGACAAACTATTACAAAAGCCAACCGTTCACGAAGGCGAAAAAGAGTGGGAAGGGATGGCGATAACTCTTTCAAAAGCCGAGCAAGCGATGAAGGACTTTAAGGAT